AAGCGGTCCGCTGCACTGGACTGGATTAAGAACACCGCCAAGCTGGACGCCCAGGGTGGTTCGACTGCTGTGTTCCCGATCCAGCATAAGACCAACTCGTCATTCCAGTACTATAGCGGCTATGACGCTCTTACGCCTGTGCATGGTGAGGAGATTGTGACTGCTGCCGAGTACCAGTGGAAGCAGGCTGCGATTTTCATCCCGATGTCGGGTATGGAGGAAGCGAAGAACAGTGGTGACCGTGCGGTTATCAAGCTGCTTCAGACGAAGGTTGAGAACGCTGAGATGACTGCTGCCGAGCAGTTTGAGACTGCGTTCCTCCAGTATGATGGTACCGAGTCCAGTGGTAAGGCTTGGAACGGCCTTAAGGATCTGGTCAGCGATTCCACTACGTCGGGCGGTATTGACGGTACGGCAAACACCTACTGGCAGTCGTACACCCCGACCACGGCCACCTACACGCTGGCACTGCACTCGAAGGCATACAACACGGTGTCGTATGGTGCCGATGCCTGTGACTTCCAGGTGACCACCCAGACCCTGTGGGAGACCTATGAGTCGAAGCTCCAAGCAAACCAGCGGTTCACTGACGCTAAGACTGCGGAGGCTGGTTTCACGAACCTGCTGCACCGTGGTTCGAAGGTTGTCTGGTCCGATCTGTGCCCGTCGACCTACTGGTTCTTCCTGAACAGCCGTCACGTCAAGATGGCGGTCCTGTCGGGGAACTGGATGAAGTTCCGTGGTTTCGTTGAGCCGTATGACCGTGACGCCAAGTACGGTTTGATCACCTGCTACGGTACGTTCGGTACGAACGGTCGCCGTTACCTGGGCCGCACCATTTGGACCCCGTGATCTAGTCGGGGACGTTTCAGGGTTATAGACGGGAGGGAGGACTGCACCTCCCTCCCGTTTCCCGTATAAAGGAGCTTTTTATGGTTGAGTCGGTTCGTCAGATGCGTAAGGCTTTGGTTGGTGCTGTTGCTGCCGCCATTGTTACCGCTGTTTCCAGGTGGGTTGATATTGATGTTGCCGCTTTGGAAGCTGTGTTGGACGCTGTAGTGGTTGGTGTGTTGGTGTGGGCTGTGCCGAACGCTCAGCCGTATGTGGAGCATGAGCATGCCTGATATGACGGTGGTGTGGAAGGATGCTGTCCCGTTTGACACGGTGTACGGTCAGTCTGCGAACCGTTCCTCTGGGAACGGTCGTGCCGTCCTGTTTGATGCACGCGCCCAGGCGAGCGGTATGCAGATTCGTCCAATGTTAGATGAAAGTGTGGAGTCGGCGTATGCGGGTGCTGTTCCGTATGATATGGCTGGTGAAGATTTTGATTGGGCAGCCGATTTCCAGGCTGCCACAGTAAAGCCTAAGTCTGTTGGTCGAAAGAAGGTTTGATGGCTACGTTGCAGGAGTTGCGTGATTTTGTGCGGACACATGCGGATGCGGATTCTACGGATGCGCCTGATTCGTCGTTGGACGTGTATGCCCGCATCGCCTACAACGATATTCATACCCGCACTAGTTTCCCACAGTTGCAGGTGACGTACACGTTTACAACGGTTGCAGGGCAACAGGATTATCTGTTTGCTGGTATTGGGGCGTTGGATAAGGTTACATCTATTATTGATACCACTAATTTGGGTCGCCGTCTGATTTACATGTCGGAGTCGGATGCTGATTTGGCGTTCGGTGCCCCTATTGGTGCCACTAGTGAGGTTGCTAATGCTTATACGGTGGTGAATGGTGTTATCAAGTTGTATCCGAAACCTTCGGTGACTGGCAAACTATATACGGTTCGGGGTTTGCGTACCCCGAACACGTGGCCTAATGGTGCTGGTTCAACCCCTGATTTGCCTGTCGTGTTGCATGACGCTATCGCCTGGTACATGTTGTCGTCTTATTTCATGTCGCAAGAGGATTTGCAGATGGCTGGCATGTATCTACGTGAGTATGAGGCGATGGTTGACAAGTTTGTTCGGAACGAATCGTTTAAGGATTTTGGTGCCCGTAATCATGTGATGGGCGGTCAGAACTATAAGAATCCTGATTTCACTCGTTGGGTGCGAGGTATGTTGGAGTAATGGCTAAGGGACAGTTGCAGGTACAATATTTCAACGATTTCACTGGCGGTCTTAACAATAAGATGCAACGCCAGTCGTTGGCGTTGAATGAATCCCCTGACTGTCAGGATGTCGTGTTCAACGCTAGGGGCGGTTTCAGTTCTAGACGGGGTTTCAAGACTGCTAGCACCCAATCAACGTTGAATGGTGGCTACATTGGAGGCCAGTTCAGTGCTGGTACTGAGGTGTTGTGGGGTATTGATAAGGATGGCAAGTTGTGGACGTGGGATGGTTCCACGTTTACGACGGTCACCACTAGTTCGCCTGCCGATATGACTCGTGTGGTTACGTCGGCTATTTGGGGTAGCAAACTGTATTTTGCTAACTGGTTGAACACTGGTGCGTTGTTGATGCGTCATTGGAATGGTACAGCGTTCACCACGTTGGGTAACACTGCGAATGATGACTATACAACTCCGACGGGTGGTAATGCGCCGTGGGCACGTTTGATTGCCGATCATTCAGGTCACATGTGGTGGGCTGACACTGTTGAGTCTGGCACCAGGCATCGTTCTCGGGTGCGTTGGTCGCACCCGTTGCAACCTGAAGATTTTGCTACAGCAGACTATTTTGATATTGAAACTGATGATGAGTCAAATCAGATCACTGCGTTGGTGCCGTTCCAAGAAATGTTGTTGGTGTTTAAGAAGCGTGGCGTGTTCGCCATCTACGGTTATGAACGTGAAACGTTTGTGGTGCAACGTTTGTCGTCGGTTGCTGGTGTTTCCTGTCAGCAGGCTGTCACTACGAATGCTGGTGTAGCATATTGGTGGTCGGTTGACGGTAACGTGTATGCGTTTAACGGTCGTGGGATTGTTCCTATCGGTGAACGTATTAGCAACGTTGTGTCTGAAGGTATTGTGGTTGACGGATGTACCACCAACAGGGTTGCGTGGATTGAGAATCAGGTGTGGGTTTCGTTGCGTAGAACCGATAATACCAGGGTGATGTTTGTGTATGATCCTGTGGTTGGTGAGTCTGGGGCTTGGACAAAGTTCAGTTATGCTCCTACTAGCATGTTTTGGCATCGTGGCGCTACGAATGAGGTGCCGTTTACCTTGTTGAATACTGGTGGTTTGTTTGATTGGGGTGATGAAACTAAGGAGGTTGACACGCTTCTTGGTACAGATATCCCGATTCCTGCATACTATAAGATGGCTTGGTTTACTGCTAAGGATGCTGGGTTGCGTAAGAAGTGGTCTAGGCCACATATTACGGCAGCATGTAATGATGCTGCCGTGCTAAATATTGATGTGTACTATGATTTTGTTGAGTCTGGTGCTGTGAAACAGTTGACGTTGGTTATTGATTCACCGTCGCTGGGGTCTGGCATGTTGTGGGATGATGGTACAGGTTCGGTTGGTGGCGACTGGGGTGACCTGTGGTCTGGTACTGGTGATCCTGTGTACGAGTTTCAACGTATCCCGTCGTTGGGTCGTTCTAATGCTGTCCAGTTACGTTTCGAGATGAAGCAGCATGCTTCTCGCTGGTGGGTTGACAGTGTGACTATTCCGTTCTATGCGAAATCTTATAGATGAGAGGTTGAGATGGCTGCTAATCTTGCTGTGACATACAATTTTGTTGCTGGTACTCCTGCTGTGGCAGATAATGTGGACCAAAACTTTGCTGACATTGTGACGTGGATCAACACAAACGCTGTCCATTTGGATGGTTCTAAGGCGTTCACTAGTGTTCCTAGTGGGCCTGCCAGTGATCCTACGTCGGCTAACCAGTTGGCTCGTAAAGCGTATGTGGATGGCAAGTTGACTTCTTGCCTGTCGTCTGCACGACCTGCTGCACCAGCTACTGGTGCACTAATTTTTGAGACCGATAAGAATCGTGTCCGTGTCTATGATGGGTCTAATTGGCTGTTGGTGTCTGGGTCGATGCGTGCCAGTGCTTCTAACTCTGGCACGGTGGTGGCTAATAGTACGACGAGCACGTTGACGTTCGCTACCGAAAATTATGATACGGACAGTTTCTTTACTGCTGGTGGTTCAACGTTTACGGTTGCCGAGGCTGGCACCTATTCGGTGACTGTTCATATGGCTAAGACGGCTGGTAATAGTTTTACTGCTGGGTTTGGTTGTTATGGTCGTGTGGTTGCTCCTTCGATGACATATCGGATGGCTGTTGCTGAGGGTGACTATATGAATGGTTCGTTCAGCATCTATTTTACTGCTGGTCAAACATTTACTATCCAGTTTCAGAATGCTTCTGGTGGGTCTACGACGTTTGATACGACTGTCACTGTGATTCGTGTTGGGGACTGATTAATGTTTAGTGTTAACCCTAGATATATTGGTGACAGTGTTCAACGTGAGTTGAACACGTTGTGGCGTACTTTGTTACCGTATTGTGGTGCTTTCTATAATGATGCAACTATTGCGAATGGTTCTAGTACGGTTGCTCAAACAGTTGCGTTGCCTGCCACTTGGATTTCTAAGGGTGTGTCGATCACTAATTCGACGGAGATACGTTTCAAATATGCGGGCGTGTATGATGTAGCGTTTTCTGCACAGCTAAATAAGGCTAGTGGTTCTGCTGCCGATGTCGATATTTGGATTGCTGTGAACGGTGTTGATGTGCCGTCTACGAACACTAGGGTCACTTTGCAAGGTTCGTCTGCGAAACTGGTTGCTGCTTGGGATTATATGATTCAAGTGGAAGCTGGGGATTATGCTGAGTTGAAATGGTTTTCTTCTAGTTTGGATGTTCAGATGGCTGCGTTCACAGGGCTGACCAGTCCAACTCGGCCTGATGTTCCGTCGGTCATTGTGTCTGTGTTGCCTGTGTTGGGTTTGCGTCCTCGGGGGTGACGAGAAAGGATTATATGTAATGGCTTTATATGATTTTGCTACACGTCGTGCCGATTTGCAGAACAGGTTTTCTGCGGACACGTTGGCTGCCCAACAGGGTCGCATGTTGGGTCAGCAACGCTTTTCTCGTCAACGTCAGGAAACCACGAAGGGTTTCCGTGAAGCGTTCCCCAGGTTTACGGGCCAGTGGGCACGCAGGTTGGGTTCTGGTGTGAAGTCTGGTGTGTTTGGGGAACAGTTGGGTCAGAATGTTGGTTCTTACCGTCAGCGTATGGGTGATATTGATGTGGGTGAAGCCCAGTTTTTGGGTGGGTTGACGCAGGAGGATGTGTTGCGTCGCACCGCATTGGAGAATGCGTTGCGTGCGTTGGGTGAAGAAGAACAGATGTATCGTGCCCAGGGGAGGTTGCGATGAGTAAGCGTCGTAATATTGAAGATGATGCTAGGAATATTACTGGGGCTTTGCCGAAGCGGCCTACGGCTGCACAGTTGGCACCGATGTATCGGCAGCGTATCCCTACGCCACCTAAGCGAGATATTTTGGATGAACGGTCCTATAGTGCTGGTGCCCCTAGGCGTCCTGTAACCACGTTTGGGGATGAACGTCGATACAGTGTTGCTGCTCCAACTGTCAAGCCGCCTGCCGAATATATTTCTGAGGCATATGCGAACGCTTTGCTCGGTCCGAGTACACAGCAAAGTTATGATCCGTTTACTGCTTTAGCGGGAATGCTGGGCGGTGGCGGCGGCG